CAAACACAAGATATGCGTGACATTGAAGCTATCTCTCGTTACTTCCAAGCAATGATGGGATTAGCAGGTGAACAAGGTATGGCACTAGCAGCTCTAGAAGTAGATGTTGAGTCTATCCCTTCTTTCTATGCAGATAAGTTTGGTGTTCCTGCCGCACTGCGTATGGATGATAAGAAGAAGAAAGCTCAAGCACAACTTCTACAACAAGCTATGGTAGCTCAACAAGGTTTACCACCTCAACAATAAGATTACTTAGAGAGGACTTAGTATAAGGGGTTGTGTGGACTATAACGTAGATAATTAATATAAAGAGTTATTTATAAATAGTTCACCCTCCTTATTACTAACCACTGCTATAATTAATTATAAAGTAAAGAAGGAAACAAAGATGCAAGATGAACAAGATATGTTTGAGACTCCTATGGAAGAAACTCAAGCACAAGAGTTCTGTATTCTAGTGGCCGATGTATTTTCTGGTAATGCAGGAAATAAATTGATTGAAGAATTTAAAGAGATGTTGATGGAACCTAGATGGTCACCAACAGAAGAAGCAAGTGTTGGTTTCTACCGTGAAGGTGGTAATGCAATGCTACGATATATTATTAACTGTTATAAACAAGGTAATGACCTTAAATCTGGTAACTTATAAGACAAGAGGTGAATGAGAACTATGTCTACTGAACAAACAGAAGTAGTAACTGAAACTACTGAGTCAACTACTGAAACATCAATGTCTTCTCTACTTGCAGGTGATATTGATACCACTACTACTACCACTACAGAAACTGAAACCAATCCTTCTGATGTAACAACTGAGACAACTGATACCACAGACCGTCCTGAATGGCTTCCTGAGAAGTTTAAATCTCCTGAGTCAATGGCAGAGGCTTATAAGAACTTAGAGTCTAAATTTGGTGGTTTTACAGGTGCTCCTGAAGATTATGAACTTACTGTCCCAGAAGGTGTAGATTTCCAATTCTATGAAGACAGTGAATATGGTGTAAATACTTTTAAAGAGTTTGCCAAAGAGACTAATATGTCTCAGGAAACTTTCTCTAAAGCTATGGACTTTTATATTAACTCTCGTGCTCACGATGCAATTGTTGAACAACAAAACCGTGAGAACGCAGTATATGAAGTATTTGGTGGTAAGGATAAAGCTGTTAAAGATATTCCTAACATCTCAGCTAAAGTTAAAGGTGCCCTTGGTGAAGATGGTATGAAAGTATACCAAGATGCAGCATCAGGTTCTGTAACTGCAGCAGCTAGTGCAATTAAACTAGCAGGTATGTTGATTAATAAGTTTGATGGTGAATTTAAACAGTCTACTTCTGTGACACCACAACCTAGTATATCACGTGATAGTCTACGTGAAATGATGAAAGACCCTCGTTATAAAACGTCTGCTGAGTTCCGTGCTCAAGTAGATGAAGGTTACAAGAAACTTTTCGATAAATAATAGTTATAGTGGTTATATATCTTCCTCCTCTTTTGGTATGTAACCACACCTTATTTCTCTTGGTGACAGATAACATAGTGATATGCCTGAACAACAAGAGTATGATAGAGAGAAGAGACAATAGAAGATATTATATAGAATATAAATAGAGCAAACCCTTATCACACAAGGCTTAGAGGGCAATCAAGGGTAGGTTCAATAAACTTATAAACTGTTAATATTATCTAAGGCAACTTAACTCTCGCTGACCCGCAAGGATAATCAGTAATACAAAATGCCTAAACCAACAAAAACCGAAGTCATCAAGAGAAGAGACTTCTAAATAATTAACTTTTATATAAGGTAAATAAAAATGGCTGATATTTCTGCTTCGTATATCACTAAATTCGATGATATGGTAAAACAAGCTTACCAAGAGATGGGTGGTAAACTTCGTGGTGGTGTTCATGTTCGCACTGGCGTTAATGCACTGAAACACCAATTCAACGTATACGGCACTGGTTTTGCTAAAGATGCACCTACTGCTGGTGCTGATGTTGATACTATGGGTTCTGCTACTTCTTCTGTAGAGTGTAACCTTTCTGACAAACAAGCTTCTGAATACTCTAATATCTTTGACCAAGATAAAGTAAACTTTGATGATGAACAAGAACTGGTTAAAGTAATCGCTGCTGCACTAGGTCGTAGTGAAGACCAAATCATTATTGATGCACTGGATGCACCTACTTATACTGGCGACCACAGTATTGCTATCGACTTCGAATCTACAGGCACTAACACTGGTCTGACTGTTGAGAAGATTGAAGAAGCTGTAGTTGTTCTTGATGATGCTGGTGTTGCTGCTGAGGGTCGTGTATTCGTAGCTCCTGCTAAAGCTAAGCGTGGTCTACTGGCTTCTGCTCGTGCAACTTCTTCTGAATATGTAGGTGATGTTCGCCCACTGGTTAATGGTCAGATTGATGAGTTCCTTGGTTTCAAATTCGTATGGATTGCTGATACCTATGACTCAGTAGCAAATTCATGGTATGGTTTGCCGGGTGCTGGCACTACTTCTCGTAAGTGTTTTGCAATGCACGGTGATGCTCTGGCACTTGCTGTTGGTAACCTAGACAAACAAACTCGTATTGACTATGTTGCTCAGAAAACTTCTTACCTAGTTCTTGCTCCTCTACGTGCTGGTGCAGTAGTTCGTGAGACTGCTGGTGTTGTTGAAGTAAACATCGAACTATAATTGATACCTCTGGGTATATAAAGCTTAGGCTGCTGTCGAAAGGCAGCAGCTTTTTTAATATATAAAGGAAAGGTTATGACCACAGATATTAAAATTTGTTCAGATGCTTCTGTTCTTATTGGTGCAGCACCTATCCAAAGTTTTGATGAAGGCACAGCAGAAAGTATTACAGCGTCTGCTATCTATGAAGATACTTATGAAAACCTTCTACGTTACAGACCTTGGACATTTGCTCGTGAATATTTCTATCCTAATAAAATAAATAAAACACCTAATACTGGTTATAAATATGCTTATCTGATTCCTAATACAGTAGTATCTATTATGGATATTGCAGAAGGTAAAGGTGGGCGCCAAGACCAATTTAAACTGGTTGGTAAAAATGAACTACATACTGATGTAGTGAATCCTCGTGTTTATGCACTAATTAAACCTAAAGAGGGTGACTTACCAGCAGATTTTGTATTAGCTTTAAAGTATGCTATTGCTTCTGAAATGTCTGTTCCTATTACAGATAACACAACTAAAGCACAATTCTACGAACAAAAACTTGCAATGCAAATTAAACGTGCAGCGGATAATGACCTTGCACAAGAACCAGCGGAAGATATTGGTTTCAATAGTGAACTATATTATAGTCATTATAACTCTTTCACTGGGTAATATATATATTAGGAGTTACAATGGCAACTACAAAAACAATTACAACCGCCTTTAATGCAGGTGAACTATCACCTAAGATTTATGGGCGTGTTGATTTAGAACAGTATTACAATGGTTGTAAGAGTATGCAGAATGCCATTGTTTACCCACAAGGTGGTGTTACTAAACGTTATGGTTTAGAACAACTACAAAACATTACATTTAATGATTTATACCCAGAATCTTATGAAGATGTAAGAATTGAATCTTTCACCTTTAGTAGCTTAGAAAAATATATTGTTATATTCAAAGGTAATGGAACCATCCTTGTATATGAGGTTAGTGTAGAACCACCAAAGCTTGTTGCTCAGATTAATGGTTCTCCTTATGTTGATGGTTTTCTTGATAGCATGTCTGTAGTTCAATCACAAGATACTATGCTGATTACTCATTATGATGTATATCCTAAACAACTGATTCGTTATAGACGTAGTGACGCAACAGAGTGGCGATTAGAGAATATGCCACTAGCTAATATTCCTACTTATGATTTTGTTACTGACCCAACAAACGTATGGGATGAGGTAACCTTTACCTATAACAACTTTAGTAATAATGATTCTTATAAGATTACTATTGATGGTGTGGTTAATGATTGCACATTCTTTATTACTTATAGTGGTTACCAGAACCGTAATGAAGATGTATCAGGAACTGTAGCTAACCTTCAATCAGTCTTTGGTGCAGGATTCACTGTAACAGCTAATTACCAAACAAATAATACCTTTGTAGGAACTACAGAATATACTTGGCAAACATTAACAAACATTACAATAGAAGCTAACACAACTGGTGGTGGTAAAGCTCTTGGTGTTTACTCAGTCCCAACAGATACCAGTTTGTTTATTGTTCCTGTATATGACACTGCATCTACTACAACAGAACCTGTATGGAGTGATGTAAGAGGTTATCCAGCTACTTGTTGTATATTCCAAGGTCGTCTATGGTTTGGTGGTTCACGCTCACGTCCACAAACAATTTGGGGTAGTCGGTCAGGAAGTTACTTTGATTTTGGTGTTGCTGACCCAAATAATCTATTAGCAAATGATGCTTTAGACTTAACCCTTAGTGATACTGCATCAAACATTATTGTTAATATTACATCACAAAAAGATTTATTGGTATTCACAAGTGGTGGTGTATTTCGTATAGGTGGGGATGATAATCTTATTACACCTTCTACAGTATATGGTTTAAAAGAAAATGAGTTTGGTAGTAAATTTGCACCAAGTGTTCAACTTGATAACTCTATATTCTACTTACAGAATGCTGGTGCTCAGCTTAATAGTTTGAACTATGACTTTAGTCGTGACACTTATATCACAAACCCACAAGCATTATTATCTGACCACTTATTGAATAACCCTATTGACTTAGCAAGAATTACTGCTGGTGATGATTACAACTCAAACTTTATGTTTGTATTGAATTCAGATGGAACTTGTGCATTGTTTAATAGACTTGAATCTCAAGCAACATCAACATGGACACCTTTCACAACAGATGGTGTGATTAAAAGTATCTGTGGTGTTTATTCTGAGATGTATTGTTTGATTGAAAGGGAAAGTGCTACAACAGGTGAAAAAGAAATTTATCTGGAACGTTACTTAGAGAATAATATCTTTATTGATAACTACAAACACATAGTTAATGAAACACCGAGTGATTTAATTCCACTCCAAGATAGGTTCATGAATGCTTGGGGAGGTAAACAAATTGTAGCTTTAATGGATAACTATCCTGTTGTCTTCGATTACAACATCGTTGGTAACATCTCTGATGGGTATAATTTACAATTACCTTTTGCTGCTTCTGATATTTATATTGGATTGCCTTTAGATATGGTTATTGAAACTATGCCTTATGCACCTAACCTACAATCAGGTAACGCAAGATTCAATAAGAAACGGGTGTTTACTGTTACATGTGATATGTATAATAGTTTAGGTTTCTATATTGAATATGCTGGTAGGACTTACCATGTGGCTGATAGAGATATGGGTTTTATCTTAAATAAACCACCTCAATCAGTAAGTAAGATACAAGAAGTCAATCTACTAGGTTATAACACAGAAGGTAATATCAAGATAACATCATCAGAACCAGTCCCAGTAACATTAAGAAGTCTACAGTTAGAGATAAAGACAACAGGATAAAACAAGAGAACATATTATATAGAATATAATAGTGTCTATCCCTTGATACATAAGGGCTGAGAGCTAACAAAGGGTAGGTTTAATAAAATAAATTAGACCTATCTTACTCTCTTAACTTGTTGTCATATCTAGCTATAACCAACAAAAACTGATTATTGTTGTATAATGAATATATAGGACAATATATAAAATTAATTTAGAGGTGATAATATGGGAGCAGCAGCAGTTCCTATCATGGTTGCTACTACAGTTGCATCAACTGCAGCAGGTGTTTATTCTGCTCAACGTAGTGCTTCTTTAGCAGCATCAGATGCAAGAGCAAGAGGACGACAAGCAGCTTCTCAAGCTCGTGAAGAAGAAATTAGTAGATTAGATTTGTTTAGTCAAGTTGCTTCCGAGAATACAGCACGAATGGCAGCAGGTGGTCTTGCACAAGAAGGAACACTGGCACAAATCACAGAAGGTAACATTAGCACAATGGAAGAAGATACAGCAGGTATTAGAGCTACAGGTGCATCACAACAAGCTTACTATAATCAAGCAGCAAGTAATGCGAAGTCACAAGGTAATCTTAATTCCTTTACCGCTTTATTACAAGGTGCAGGCCAAGGTATGTCAGCTTATAATGCTTATCAAAACACCGCTTTACCTTCCGGTTCAGGTTCTGTTACAGGAACAAGTTAACTATAAATCTAGAGGAGGAGTGGTAAAATCTATCACCCTCCTTTTTTATTATAAATAGTATAATTAATAATAGAGGATAACCATAAGAGGAATAATTTGTGGCTTATAAAATTACAGATAACTTATTCAACAGTGCTAGAGCAGAGTCACAAATTGGTCAGGCTCAAAGTTATGAAACTTCTAGTGCATTACAACTGTTGAATTCTTTACAGGGTGCTACATCTACTGCTCAAAGTATTAGTGCCGATGAATTTGAAAAAGAAATGAAGTTGCGTGAACAGACCGCAATTGAAACTGCAGTTAATCAAGCAGAAGATGATAATCGTAAACGTCAACTTGAAGCTGACACTGCTCAACAAGAATTACAAGAAGGTGTAGAATCTCGTGGTGCTCAAGCTCGTGCTGAACAAACACAAGCAGCAACAATGAACTTTGTTGAGCGCACAGGAACTACAGCTTATGATATTGCTTATAACAAAGCTAATCGTGCTAATGTAACAGCAAATATTGCAACCTATGCTAGAACTGAAATAGCTAAACTTGCACAACAGTATGCTACTGACCCAGATGGTTTTAAAGGTGCAACTGTAGGTTTATTTGAGAAGATTGTAGAACAATATAATCTTAATCCAGAAACCCAACGTATTGTATTTGATGAAGTAATGAATGAGAATAATCGTTACTTACCAAACATCAGTGTAAATGGTTACAAGGTTATGAAGGATAACCAGTTTGCAGCACAAACTAAAGAAGCCGAATCTTTACAGAACTCCGCTCTCAATACAGTCCGTTCAGGTAATATGTCTAAATATCGTGATGATAGGGCAAACTATATTGCACGTCTGGATATTATGCGTAATGAAGGGTTTATCAATAGTTCACAATATAATGATGCTATTGTTAAGATGGATAAGGAAGCTTCTACTCAAATGCTTCAAGGTTCCGTAGAACGTGCATTGGTTGTTAATAACATTACTGGTGCGATTAAAGAACGTAATAGTTGGGAAAAAGATTTACGTAGTTCAGGTCTTATGTCACCAGATGAAATTGATTCTGCGCTATCTCGTGTTGATAGTGATATTGCTGCACGAATTAAGGCTATTAAAGAACAAGCTACAAGTGCAGCATTTATTGCAGATGTTTGGGATAATGATGGTCTTCTAGATTATAAAGATACCACGCAGAAGAAAGCTGTTAATGCTTTTGCAGACCAGATGTTAGGTGCTAATCCAGATTACTCTGACCCAGTTAATAGACAGAAAGCAGCTATTATTGCTAACAGAACAGGTGTGGTTCCTGCCTCTACTGTAAGTTATATTCGTAAGACACAATTTAGTAATGACCCGCAGGTTGTTCTTGAAGGTGTAACCACAATGCAAAACCTACTTGCAACTAACCCTGCATTTAAAGACCAGTTCTCAAGTTCAGATATTAAGTTTGCAGATAGTGTAGATGGTTTTATCTCGATGGGTATGGAACCCCAACAAGCTGTAGATAATGCTAAAGCAGCTCAGACTACTGAGTTTAAAGATTTACAAGCAGCTAACTTGATTCGTATTGGTGATAAAGCAGATTATACTAAACGTGTGAATAATGGTGTATCAGATTTTATTGGTAATCAATTAGATCGTTGGTTTGAGTTTGGGGAAACAATCACAGAAGAACAACGTGCAAAACTTACTGGTGATTATGACCGCCTATTTAAATTCCATCTTGGAACTACAGGTAATGTAGAGGGTGCTCAGAAAGCCGTAGAGCGTGATTTACGTGGTAAGTATGGCATTACCTATGTTAATGGTGTAAGAGAGCTTACAGCTTATCCTGTGGAGCAAACAACACTTGGTGTCCCATCTGAACAAATCAGTGAAGATAACCCAGTTACTAAACAATGGTCACAAGATAAATTAACTATTGCTAAAGACTTAGGTTTAGTTACACAAACTAGAACTGGTAGTGAGCGTGAAGGAACTCTTCAAATTGTAGAAGAACCTGATGCGAGTTCCCTATCAATTCAACCAACAGAATTAGTTCAACAAGGAATACCTCTTTATCAGGTTTACCGTAAAGATGAGAATGGAATTTATTCCCCTGTTTATGATACAGATGCAGAAGGTAATAACGTCTTTAAGTATTGGCGTTATAGTAGTGAACAGCAACAAATTACTCGTGAAGCTGAACAAGCAGAAACTGTAGAACAAGCTCAGGAACGTCATAAGAAATCAATTGAACGAACTGATGCTATTAATAGACAAATACAACAATCTACGCAATCTACAGGTTCAAACATGTGGGGAGCTATGAATCAACGGAGATTTTAAAGAATGGCTATCGAAGCGTTAACAACACAACAACTCCAAGAGAAATACTTATCAGGGGCACAAGCTGTGCCTCTTGCTCAACCAATTGAAGAAGTAGATAATACAGGTTTCTTTGAGGATTTCTCAAACAGTATTGGCGCAGCATTTGAATTAGATAATACTGCTGGTAGTTACTTTGCAGATGAAACTCGTAATACTACAAATGATATTGAAGAAAACTATGATGTATTCCAAGATATTCAAGGTTATGAAGATTATGCTTCAAGTTTCATTGGTGTAAGAAACTCAGCACGTTCACAAGCAATTAAGAATAAAATTGATAGAGAGAATGCTGCACGTGAAGTAATTGCATCAGCAGGTGCTGGTGGTGTTGCAGCTTCAATGGTAGCTTCTATCTTTGACCCCGTTGATTGGGCTGTTGCAGGGCTTACAGGTGGTATTGGTATTGTAGGTAAAGCAGGTAAACTAGCACGTATTGGTATCGAAGCTACTACAGCAACTATTGCAACAGAAGCAGCTCTACAGGCCACACAAGAGACACGAACTATTAATGAATCAATGATTAACATTGCATCAGCTCCTGCAATGATTGGTTTAGTTAAAAGTGCACAAGTTGCTGTTAAAATGGCAGGTCGTGCAGGTGTTCCAAAACATATTAATATTGATGATGCTGGTGATGACATTGTAGATTCTATGACCAATGGAGTAGACCCACGCTCAGTTCCTGATACAAGTTCTTTACGTAACGTTGGTGCTGCACAAACAAGATTGAATGGTTTTGGTTCTGAACAAGCTACTAAACTTGCAAAAGAATATATGGGTCGTTCCCAAGAATTTGAATTCACTGTTGGCGCAGGAAAACAACTAACTCGTGGAGCAACAAGTTGGCAGATGAATCTTACTCCTATTGGTCGTATGGTTGGTAGTATCTCAAATGTAGCTCGTAAATATGTTCACGCCTTCCTTGAGAATGGGTTTGTTACCAAAGGTAATATACAAGGTGTAGCAAAAGATGTAGCTGTAGAGACAAGCATTAACCGTATACAAGGTCAACTTATTAGTGCAGTTGAGAGTATATCTGATAAGATGTATAAAGCAGCTAAAGATAATGGTTGGCAAGGTGACTTAGGTAGCTTCCAACAAGAAGTTGGTAAAGCTATGAGTAATGGTGATATTCATGCGAACCAATATGTTCAGGATACAGCTAAGGAATATCGTAAAGTTTTAGACCGTATTAAACAAGAAGCTGTAGATTCAAAATTGCTCCCAGAAGATTTAGATTCAGTAACAGGTGCTGACTCTTATTTCACACGAGTATATAACCGTGAAACAATTCGTGCGAATGCTGATGAGTTTCGTGATTTACTCCAACGTCATTTTATTCAAGCTGCGGAAGAAGCTCTACAGACTGCTGCTACAAAAGAACCATCACTAGGTAAACTTGGTGTAGGTATCACAGATGAAGAGATGACAGGTGAAGCTTTGAAGAATGTTACCCGTGATCAAGTTAACCGTGAGATTGATTCACGTGTAGAAGCTAAAATGTTGGATGAAGATTTTGATGGGTTGAGTGAAGTTAATAAACGAACTCTTAAAAATCAATTACGTTTAGAAACCTTAGATGAATATTATAATGAATTGGTAGAAGAATTTTCTGATGTGGATGATTATCTAGCTATTATTGAAGCCTCTGAGAAAAGTTTTATGCGTAGCAAACAAGTAGACACTAAGCTTAAGATGTTAGAAGATATTGTGTTTGATATTAAATCTACAATTAACCGTGATTTGACAATTGATACGTCAGATATTGCACCTTACCGTGCTGCTGCAATTGATGTAGAACAAAACATTCTTGGTGATGGGATGTATAAACCTACTAAAACATCTACTGATGGTTTTTCAAATCCTAACCTTTCCTCTAAATTTAAAAAACGTGTGCTTACTCTTACAGATAATGAACTAGAACAGTATTTAGTTAAAGATGCTTCTGCAGTTATTCGTCGTAATATTATGAGTGTTGTTCCTCAAATCCAAGTTATGAAGAAACAGAAACTTCTTGGTGTTGAACGTCCAGACTTAGAAATGACTGAAATGAAAAATGCTATTAAGTCTGAATATCGTGAGAAGTTAAATTATGTTGATAAAGAGCATCTAGTAGAACATATCATGTCAGGTAAGTGGCTCAGACCGGATGATGATATGGCAGCTCTACTAGGTTTTAAAGTTTGGACTGATTTGAAAGTATCTGTCATGAACAACCTTGTAGATGAAGGTTTGGTTAACATAGGTAAATTCAATGTTAATGGTAGAATGGTAGAGGGTATGAAGAGTCTTAAAAAGGGAGTTACAGAAGACCAAGTTCGTGCTGCTATCGAAAAGAATACAGACCGATTGAATGAAGTAACATCTAAATGGACTAAACTCTACACCAAACATATGAATAGTGACCTTAATGATTTAGAGGTAACTCGTCAACTTCTTCTTGGTGAATTACGTTATAAATCTGACCCTAATACCTTTTGGAATAAAAATTTACGTAATTTAAGAACTATTAATTATATGTCTATGCTTGGTGGAGTAGCAATTTCATCTGTAACAGATATTGCACGTCATGGTATGGTTAATGGTATCCGTGGTATGAAAGGTCTATTCTCAAAGAACTCTTTCAGTTCCTATATGAAATCTGCTTCTAAACAAGAAATGCAACGTCTTGGTGTTGTATCAGAATTACTTCTAAACAAACGTGCTGCTGAACTGGCTGACATTCAAGAAGGTATTTATGAAACTGGCCCTGTAGAAAAGATGCTTGGTAAGATGAGTAATGGTTTCAGTAAGTATACTGGTATGATGCACTGGAATGATTTCAACAAACAAGTAGCAGCAGGTATGACAGGTGATATTATCCTAGAAGCTGCTGAGAACGTTTCTAAGGGTATTAAACTTGATAAGGCACTAGTTACCCGTCTAGCTGAGAATGGACTGGATGAATACTCTCTGAGAGCGATTGGAGAACAGTTCAGTAAACATGGTGAACGTGTTGATGGTTTGCGTCTAAGTAATGCAGAATCTTGGGATGATGTTGAACTGCGTGACCTTTATAGTGATGTATTACGTAAGCAAGCAGATATGGCTGTTATTACACCATCAGTAGGTGATAAACCATTGTGGGCAACAAGTAGTGAGTTTGGTAAAAGTGTATTCCAATTCCAATCATTTACTTTTGCTGCAAACAACAGACAAGCTCTTGTTGGTGCAAACTATAATACTAAGAACCTAATGGCTTGGAGTGGCGTTCAACTTTCACTAGCTTATATGGTTATATCTTTGAAGGATGCTATCAAAGGTAAGGAACCTCGTGATTGGGATAATGACTTTAGCAGTAATGCTTTAGAATTGGTAGACCGTTCAGGTATCATCCCTATGACGAGTTACTTTAGTAAAGCAGGCCAAGGTTTTGGTATTACTTCTCGAAACCGTTATGAAGAATCTACAGCTATTGGTTCATTACTTGGCCCTAGTCTTGGTTCTGTAGATAGAGCACGACAAGTTATTACTGATGCTTTCGATGGTAAAGGTTATGAGGCTTGGAGTAATGCAAGTAAACTTATGCCGTATCAGAACCATCCATTTGTTCAAATACTAGAACAACTTTCCGAATCACAAAACGTGGATTTACGTAATTAATATTAAAGGGGTTAATCAAGACCCCTTCCATTTTGGAGAATAAATAATGGCTGAGTATACAACAGGAGATTTTCCTATTCTTAGATTTGTTGGTGATGGTGTCACTACAGTTTATGATGTGGTATTTCCTTTTTATGACGAAGAAGATTTAGATATTTACATCGGTATTGATAGTGTTGATTTGAATATCGACTATACAGTTATCAATACAGGTGAATCAGCAGTAGAAGGTTTAGGACAAGTTTCTTTCTTCACTCCACCAGATGTAGATGCAGAAATTACTATCATCCGTGAAACTAATAAATACCGACTAACAGATTTCGAAACAGCATCACGATTTGAAGAGAAGTTACTGGATAATGAGTTTAATAACTACTTACGTCAGATTGAAGATGCACGTGTATTCCTTTCTGCAACACCTCACTTCCACCCACGTTATATTGGTGAAGTAGATGGAACTATCGAGAATATTGTTCCACTTGGTATTCTACGTATCAATGCAGCAGGAACAGGGTTTGACTTTGTTAAATTATCAGAAACTCAAGAGTTTGCTGCTGCACTTGCAGCAGCAACAGAACAAGCGGATATTGCTGCTGCTCAAGTAGCTCTTGCAACAACACAGGCTAACATTGCAACCAC